CTCCAACTCCAGACCAAATCAAACAAGCACAAGAAGAATGTTGTGCAGAATGTTTAGGATATTATGACCATTCAATTACAGAATCAGAGTATCAAGGAAAGAAAGTTAAATTAAATGACCCTATAAGGACATCAGAGAACCCTAACAAGAAGTTTAAAGTATATGTGAAGAATGAGAAGGGTAAGGTTGTAGTAGTTCGATTTGGAGACCCTAAGATGGGTATAAATCGTGATAACCCAGAAAGAAGAAAATCATTCAGAGCAAGACATAATTGTGCAGACCCAGGCCCTAAATGGAAGGCAAGATATTGGTCATGTTATCAGTGGAGAGCAAGTGCGAAAGTGGATAACTAAAATTGCAGATTTCTTTAAAAGTGCATGGTTATGGATAGTTAGTTGGTGGGAATGCCATAAACAACTAACTGTAAGTTACAATAAATATAATAAAGAAGGTGAGATTATTGATACTCTCACTAGAACATGGGAAGTTAGAAGGATTTATAGTTTAGGCCCCAAGTACATTTCATTCAAAACATTTGAAGGTAATAAGGTTGAACTTAAAACTGCAACTCCTATGGATTACATGACAGAGGAATTATGAGTGTAGAAAAAATATTATCAGAAAGATTAAATGTAGATGTATCTACAATTACAGATGAGTCACATATTGTTGATGACTTAGGTGCAGATTCATTATCAGTAGTTGAAGTAATTATGGACATTGAATCTGAGTATGAAGTTGAAATACCAGATGAAGATGCAGAAAACCTTTGGACAGTTGCAGACATTAAAGAATGGGTTGAGGATAATTCATAATGCAACAAGTGTTAATTGGAATTATATTGGTATTAGGACTTGGTTCTTTTTATCTATATAATCAAAACCAAGTATTAAGTGCAAACAACCTTGCACTTGAAGGTGCAGTTGCAGAACAACAAGCAGCTATGGAAGTTATGAAAGAGTCTTACGAAAGACAAGGTAAAGCTCTAAATAATCTTGCATCAAAAAATGCACAAATAGAACAAGAGATGAACTCATATCTTGATATATTTCGAAGACATAATTTAAACCAACTTGCAGTTGCAAAGCCAGGAATGATTGAAAAAAGAATCAATGATGCAACAAACCAAGTATTTGAGAGTATAGAAAATGATAGCAAAGAATTGGACACGCTTGATGACCCTTCTAATGATATCAACCCTAACAATTAGTGGTTGTTCATTATTACCAAACAAGAAAGTCGAGATAGTAAGTAAACCATTAGAAATAGATATAATGCAACCTACAATGCCTAGGAACATTGATTTAAAAGAACCTAGATTTTATGTTGTATCGGAAGCAAAAATAGCCAACCCATGTAACAAAAACGAAGAAGGTAAAAGACCCAGAACCAAACAAGAAGATGGTAGTTGGGTATGTGATTTGGGTAAAGAGAACCCAGATTGGCCAGAAGATTACACATATCTTGACAGATTCATGGATGACATGAAAAAGATGAATAATGGTGATGTTGTATTTGTTGCAATGTCAATCAGTGATTATGAACTCATGTCATATAACATGCAAGAACTACGAAGATACATCAGAGAAGTACAAGAAGTTGTAGTTTACTACAGAAATGTGACCATCAAAAACCCAGATGGTTCTACCTCAGAAGGACAAGCTGCAGTCGTAACAAAAAACTAAAACCAATGTCTAAATATTCGTAAGAGAGAACGAATATTACCTTGACAAATCCCAAAACTATAGTATTATAAGTATATGTCTTTGTGGATTGATAAAAAATACCTAAAATTGGTGTCCTCACGATTGAGGAATGGGAAATGGAAAGATGATAAAGTCTTTAACCATTCATGCACCTATTGTGGGGATTCGACCAAAAATAAGTTGAAAGCAAGAGGATATCACTTTCAACATAAGGATACTTATGTCTATAAGTGTCATAATTGTGGTCATTCTACTAACATAGGTATATTCTTAAAAGACCACGATGATATGTTGTATAAACAATGGGTCATGGAGAAGTTCGGTAAAAAGAAAGACTCTAGACCAGTTGCACAACAGAACTTTACATTCGAACCACCAAAGTTTAAATCAAATCCACTTGGAAAATTTCCTAAAGTATCAGAGAGTAGACTATGTGTTGATTACTTAGAATCAAGAAAGATTCCAAAGAAATGGTGGAAAGATATGTACTTTGTCAAAGATGCACAAAGTCTAAGTTCTATAAATTATAAGTATAATAGGAGAGTTTTAGGAAACGACCCTAGGCTAGTTTTACCTTTCTATGACAGACAAAACAACCTCATAGGAGTTACAGGTAGAGCATTAAATGATTCACAACTAAGATATTTAACATTACGATTCGATGAAGAAAAACCACTTATTTTCAATCTCGACAAAGTTGATTTCAACAAACCTCTTTATGTTGTTGAAGGGCCCATTGACTCTTTATTTTTGGACAACTGCATTGCAGTCGCAGGTTCAGACTTCTCTAAGGTAACATCTGAAATTAGTAAGAGTAACTCTACTCTTATTTTTGATAATGAACCTAGAAACAAAGAAATCATCAAGAAGATGAGGTCTATGGGTGAACTGGGATATAAAGTTTGTGTTTGGCCAGAAACTATAAAGGAAAAAGATATCAATGATATGGTACTCAATCAGATACCAGATATCATCGATGTGATTAATAATAACACTATGCAAGGATTATCACTAAACCTTGCAATCAACAACTGGAGTAAAGTATAGTGAATGGTAATGGATTGAGTATTGTAAAGAGGGATGGGTCAAAAGAAAAATTAAATCTCGATAAGATTCACAAAATGGTTGAAGCTGCATGTAAGGGTATCAATGGAGTTTCAGCATCACAAGTAGAAATGAGTTCAAACCTATCATTTTATGATGGGATGTCTACTCAAGAGATACAAGACACATTGGTAAAAACATCATCTGATTTGATATCTTTGGAAACACCAAACTATCAATATGTTGCATCAAGATTACTATTGTTTGCAATTCGTAAAGATGTATTTAACACCAAGTGGAAAGACAGTAAAATATATCCACCATTAAAAGAGATAGTAGATAGGAATATCAAACATGGTGTTTATGATAAAAATTTAAAAGGTTATTATGATGATAAAGAGTGGGATAAACTAAACTCATTTCTTAATCATAATCGAGACATGTTGTTTGCATACGCAGGTCTCAGACAAGTGGTGGACAAATATCTGGTGCAAGATAGGTCTTCTGGTAAGTTATATGAAACACCACAATTTATGTATATGTTAATTAGTGCAGTTCTATTTAAGGACTATCCAGAAGAAACGAGGTTAGATTATGTTAAAAAATATTATGATGCGATTTCACAATTTAAGATTTCCATCCCTACACCAATTATGGCAGGGGTTAGAACCCCTCTTAGACAATTTGCTAGTTGTGTTTTGGTCGATAGTGATGATACTCTCCCAAGTATTTTCTCTAGTGACATGGCTATTGGTAGGTATGTTGCACAGAGGGCTGGAATTGGTATTAATGCTGGTAGGATTCGTGGAATCAATTCTAAAATTAGGGGCGGAGAAGTCCAGCACACTGGAGTTATCCCTTTCCTCAAGAAATTTGAATCCACAGTCAGATGTTGTACACAAAATGGTGTTAGGGGTGGGTCAGCTACTGTCCACTTCCCAATCTGGCATCAAGAAATTGAAGACATTATTGTTCTCAAAAATAACAAAGGAACAGAAGACAACAGGGTTAGGAAACTAGATTATTCAATCCAGTTATCTAAGTTATTTTATGAACGATTTATCAATGATGAAGATATCAGTCTCTTTTCTCCTCACGATGTGCCTGACCTCTACGATGCATTTGGAGAAAGTGAGTTTGATGAACTTTACGAAAAGTACGAGAGAGCATATTCAATCCCTAAAAAGAAAGTAAATGCAAGAACACTGTTTATGGACTTACTCAAAGAAAGAGCAGAAACAGGGAGAATTTATATACAAAACATTGACCATAGTAATAGTCATAGTTCCTTCTTAGATAAGGTAAGTATGTCAAATCTATGTCAAGAAATTACATTACCTACAAAACCTATCAGTCATCCAGATGATGAAGATGGAGAGATTGCACTTTGTATTTTATCTGCAATTAATGTAGGTTCAATTAAGTTAGAAGAACTTGATGAACTTTGTGATTTATCAGTTCGTGGATTAGATGAATTGATTGATTATCAAAAGTATCCAGTAATGGCTGCAGAGATATCAACTAAATCAAGAAGAAGTTTAGGAATAGGATACATTGGTCTTGCACATTATCTTGCAAAGAACAAGGTTAAATATGGTGATGAGGAAGCACATAAATTAGTTCATGAACTTACTGAGAAGTTTCAATACAATCTATTGAAAGCATCTAATCAACTTGCATCAGAGAAGGGTGCATGTGAATGGTTTGATAGAACAAAATATGCAAAAGGGATATTACCTATTGACACTTATAAAAAAGATGTTGATGAGATTACTCCACATGTCCTTACAGAGGATTGGGACAAGTTAAGAACATGTATTAAGGTACATGGGTTAAGACACTCAACTTTGTCTGCTCAGATGCCCTCAGAGTCCTCTAGTGTCGTTTCTAATGAAACAAATGGGATAGAACCACCTAGAGACTACCTTTCCATTAAAAAGTCCAAGAAAGGGCCTCTAAAACAGATTGTACCATCATATCAGAAACTACAAAACTTTTATACCCTTTTATGGGATATGGATGATAATGATGGATACATAAAGATAGTGTCAGTAATGCAAAAGTTTTTTGACCAAGGCATTAGTGGTAATTGGTCTTACAATCCAGAAAACTATGAAAATAATGAAGTTCCTTTGTCAGTTATGGCAACAGACCTTTTAAAAACATATAAATATGGATGGAAGACATCTTATTATCAAAATACATATGATATGAAAACAGATGAAGTAATTGAGGTTCAAGATGAACCACTTCCTTTAGGGGAAGATATAGAAGATGAGGATTGTGAGGCATGCGCCATTTAGAATTTGCAAGAAGAAGTAAACAAGAAAACCAACAAAGAAAAGTTGATAGACATAAGTTCTACGAAAAAGAAAAAGACAGAGTTAAGTCTACTTATGTAAATTATAATGAAACTGCAAGAAAAGAAATTTTCAATCCAGAAACAGACCATCCAGAGGATGCACCAGAAATAACCAAAGAAGGTTATTCATTTGCAAAGAATAGATTCTTCGTTGCAAAGAACTTCTTTGATAAGTCACATATTGAATGGACTTATCACATGTTTAAGTTCCAAGAAAAAAGAAAACAATATTATCGTGAAGAACACATAATATCAGAAAACTTCGATGACAAGGGTTCTGGTTTAGATTCATGGGTGAGTAAAGGAATGCCTTTTCCAACTTATGGAGAAACCATTCTTTTAATGTATCAAAAGAAGATTGAGGATTTATTTGGTTTCAGATTAGTTCCAACATATTCATATGGAAGAACTTATGAGAGACATGCAAGATTATTGAGTCATACTGATAGACCATCATGTGAAATAAGTGCAACATTTCCTATTGCATATGATACTGATGATAATAGCACATGGAAGATTTGGGTTCGTAATGATATGAATTATTGTGGAATGGCAAACAAAGAATCATGGGATTTAACGATGGGGAGTCCTTTTGATGAAAGAGATAATTGTATTGCAGTAGAATTAGAGCCAGGTGATGCAATGTTTTATCAAGGAAGTAATGTAATACATTGGAGAGAAAGACTTGCTGGAGAAAGTGCAAGACAAATCTTTATTCACTATGTTCATAAGGATGGGCCAATGTATAGAGATTTTCCAGCACTTGCATATGATGGAAGACCATCGATTTATCATGGAACAGGAAGTAAAACAGGAAGAGCATGGGAAGATGCAAACAAAAAGTTACAAAGCCCAAAAGAGTATTGGAGATATGGAAATTCTGCAATAACAGACCCATTAACAGGATTGCCATGTGCAAAAGGTTACGAGAAATATGAGTAAAGTTTTTAATAGAAATAAAGTAAATTTTTTAAAGAATCCAATCTTCTTTGGAGAGGAACTTAATACCCAACGATATGATGATTTTAAATATCCCATATTCGACAAACTCACACAAAGACAATTGGGTTACTTCTGGAGACCAGAAGAAGTTTCTCTTCAAAAAGATAGGAACGATTACAATGAACTAAGTAAAGCACACAAACATATCTTTACTAGTAATCTAAAGTATCAAACACTTTTAGATTCAGTTCAAGGTAGAGGCCCTGCTACTGCATTACTACCCTTCTGTACTCTTCCAGAGTTAGAAGGATGTATTATTGCATGGGACTTTATGGAAACAATCCATAGTCGTTCTTACACTTACATGATAAAGAATTTGTATCCAGACCCAACAAAAGTGTTTGATACAATTCTAGATGATGAAAAGATTATTGCAAGAGCAGAGTCAGTGACAAAAAGATATGATGAGTTCATTGATTATGCACAAAGATATAGTTTAGGATATGTAAAGGATGAGTATGAACTTAAGAAAAGATTATATCTTGCATTAATAAGTATCAACATACTTGAAGGTATTCGTTTCTTTGTATCATTTGCATGTACTTTTGCATTTGGTGAAATGAAAAAGATGGAAGGGTCTGCAAAGATTATCAGTTTGATTGCAAGAGATGAAGCACAACATCTTGCAATTACTCAACACATTCTAAAGTGTTATCAGAATCAAGAGAAAGATAAAGTTATGTTAAAGGTTATGAAAGATTCTGAACCAGAAGTCTACCAGATGTATGAAGAGGCGGTAGAAGAAGAAAAGGATTGGGCAGAGTATTTGTTCATGCATGGTAGTATGTTAGGATTGTCAACTACACTTTTAAGTCAGTATGTTGAATACATTGCAAATAGAAGACTTCGTGCAATTGGTTTGAAACCTATATATGATGTATCAAGTAGAACAAATCCATTGCCTTGGACACAACATTGGTTGACATCAAAAGGTCAACAGAATGCACCTCAAGAGACAGAGATTGAGTCTTATGTTATAGGTGGAATTAAACAAGATATCAAAGAAGATACATTTACAGGATTTAAATTATGATAGAAATATATTCAAAACCATCATGTCCTTATTGTGTAAAAGCAAAAAACTTATGTGAACAACAAGGATATGAATACACATATAAAATGCTAGATGAAGATTTTACAAGAGAAGAACTCTTTGAAATATTTCCTGGCGCAAGAACATTTCCACAAATCAAAATTGATGGTGAAAACATTGGTGGTTACCAACAATTAGAAGAGTGGCATAACACTGATTGGAACGATAAGTAAGGAGAAACAATCATGCAAGACCCAGAAAATGTAAGGTCTTTTTATTGTATGGAATGTGGTGCTGAAGGTGATATCGAACATGAACTTGGAGATGGATATGAAGTTAAGTATTGTCCATTTTGTGGTTCAGATTTAGATATAGAAGATGATTTAACAATTTTAGAGGATTTAGATTTCGATGAATAGACAAGTAATTATGGATGCATTAAAGACATCTAAAGTTAAGATAGACTTTAGGTCTTTAAACTCTAATAGAAATATTACAGGAATCTATACAGGTCATCCAGCAGGTCAAACTACAGAAAGTAATAAGGTTGTAGTTTGGGATGTTGTTAATGAGAAATGGGATGACATTGAATGGGAAACAATTATATCATGGGAAAGAGTGAATGAAGCCACAGTCGGCTAAAGCAAAAGGTCGTAATCTACAAAAGTGGACTAGAGAAAGACTGATAGAAGAATTAGATATTCATCCAGAGGATATCAAGTCTACTTCTATGGGTGCTGGTGGTGAAGATGTCATCATGGCAAGAGCTGCACGAGAGAAGTTCCCATACTCAATTGAGTGCAAAAACCAAGAAAAACTAAATGTTTGGTCAGCATATGACCAAGCAGAATCCAATTCTGGAAACTATGAACCCCTCGTAGTTATTAAAAGAAATAGACAAAAACCTCTGGTCGTTCTAGATGCAGAGTATTTCATGAAACTCCACAAAAGTTAAATTTGACACATAGGTACATCTTTTGATATACTTATATTGTAGGTTGATTTGGAATAAAAGGTTCGTGACCTTTCAACTAGAGTTGCTACAAAAACTGATAACGACAGTGAGTCAGAAGTCCAACAACCAGAAACCCCTCGACACTGCTGAAGAGTACTGGATGAAGAGGGGTTTTGCTATTGACACATAGGTACATCTTTTGATATACTAGTAATGTAGTAAAAAAAGGAGTATATTATGAGTAATTTAGTAAACGACAATGCAATGGATTCTGTTGCAGATGATGTTTATGCCATCTATGATAATGGTGGTGTATGGGCAGTTATCAAAAAGATAACTGATATGTTTGGTGCAGACAAGGTTCTGTATTCTAAAGATGATGATGACCACATCGATACTTTAATCTATTTGATGTGTAAATCAAATGGGTTAGTAACATGATGTTAGATTTCAATAAAGACAATATAAAATATGAAGTCACTGATGATTTCATAGGTGGTTCATTAAAAGGAACAGTTTATACAACTTATAGTAAACTAAGTGAACTGTTTGGTAAACCAACTCACAATGATTCAACTCCAACTGAAAAAGTTAATATGGAGTGGTGTATTGAAGGTAAGGTTTATTTCACTGATGAATATGGTGATGAAGATTGGGAATATGTTAAAGCAACAGTTTACAATTGGAAAACAGGTTCAGTCCCAACTGATGAATATGGTTGGCACATAGGTGGTGATTCATATGAGTCAGTAGAACTTATTGATGCAATCATTGAAAACGATATCAAGGCAGAATATAACTGGGTAGATTAATATGGTAATCATCTATTGCGAAGGCCCTCGTGGTGGAAAACTAAAAGATGAAGAAAAAATAATTGAGTATGTTGATGTTGCATGTCAAGAACTCAAAATAAAAAGTGCAGAGATTGATGTTATAGTTTATAATAAATTTCCTAAAGATTTTTATGATTGGTTAGGATGTTGTTATGGAAACTTAGAAGATGGAATTGTAATTGAACTTACACGAAATCAAGAAGACATGTATCAGACACTTGCACATGAAATGATTCATGTGAAACAATTTTTGAAGGGTGAGTATCCATCTGAACGAGAAGCAAAACGATTAGAATTTAAATTACATAAAAAGGTGAGTAAACAATGTACACATATTTAAAAGAGATAACAGATTGGGGTGAACAAAAAGTTCCTAATCATACCTACATCTTCAATGAAAAGAATCAGAATGTAGGATACATTAAAACAGGAACAAAAGAAGAAATCTTTTACAAGAAGCCTTCTAAGTTATTTTCTAAATCAAGAAGGAAATTTATAAAACTTGACAGATAGGTACATGTTATAGTAAAATGGAATCATGACAAAAGAATTTACAAAAGTTGAAAACATCGTAGAGATAGACAATCCTTCTGATTGGAAAGATATCAGAATAAAAGAAATCAATGCAATGGGTTATAAGTGTGATGATTCACATCCATGCTTTGATGAAGTCATGGAGATTTACGATAGTAATGCAGAAACTTATGAAGAGTTTCTAGAAGACTTCAACAGTTAACAGTTACGAAGAGACTACAACATGGCAGTTGTAAATTGGATTATTTCCTAAAGGTGCTGATGAATTGGGTTTACTCTCTCCTTTCCCATCATCGTAGTCTCTTCACTTAATTAATGAGAGCAATAACATAAGGAAAAATGAGAAGTTTAAGAATAGTTGCAATAACACCAAGCAGAAAGTCCAGTAGTATCGGACAAGGCGGTAGAGGAAGAAGAGTTAAAATTTCTATGTCTACGATGAACAAATCAAAAAAGAGGTCTCACAAGAGATATAGAGGACAGGGTAGATGAAAAATCCATTTACAAAGTTGTATAAGAAAGCACTTGATACAACATTTACAAAAGAAGAGATAAAGAACTCCACAAGGATTTCTAAATCTGCAACACCAAAGTATACCATTGACTGGTATGTTAAGTGGGTTGCATCTTCATTCGTATTGGCTGCAATGTCATTACGAGGTATTCCAGAGTATCAAGAAACAGATTTAATATTATCTGTTATTGGAATAACTTTATGGTTATGGGTATCAGTTATTTGGAGAGACAGGGCATTGATTCTTTTGAATGGTGCTGGTCTTTTATTTTTAATGAGGAATCTATTAGAATTATGGGTACAATAAACTATGGTAACAGTTTAAGGTATGACATTACTGGTCGTAAAAGAAAGACCAAGAGTTTAAAAACTAAGAAGAAGTGTCATACTATGTCATACCAACCTCTCAAAACACCTCAACATGTTTTGGACAGACAGAAAGCTGCAGAAGACCATAGGAAGAAGTATCCCTCTTTAGGTGGAACAAAGTATAGTCCACAAAAAGATAACGATTGGAAAAGGGAAGAGTCGAAGAATTTCACTGTTGCACCAGCATACAATAAAGGTGCATATCAAGTAATACCAAAGAAGGATGTAAAATGGATTGGGAAATAGTTAACAATATTTTTGGTCTCGTGCTTACTATCATCATGGGTATTTTTGCATGGGAATCAACTAAAATGGTTTCTGAACAAAAAGGTCGTAAGTTATATGACAAAAATGATGTCAAGTATAACGACAAAGATAACACTTAAAAACTTGAAATTTATAAGTAATTAACATGGGTAAGAGAAAACAAAAATCTCTTGATGAAATCTATTATGGTAGTGAACCTCATAACGAGGATACTAGAGACAAATCCAAATGTCTTAATTGGTACAACTACATGAGTGACAATAAGTCATGCGGTGAATGGTTATCAGAATGGATGTCGGAAAGAGGATACGACAAAGAATATGTGACTGGGATAAAAAAGTTATCTTATGTTCCTAGAACTGCAGCTGCACTTGCAAGAATGCAAAGTAGAAGTGTACCTTGTGTTTTTGAAAACAATCTCTTAGACCCCAACACAACATCATTCATTAAAGAACATATCAGTAAGTGTATCGAAGATATCAAGTCTGCAAAGTCAATCAAAGAAGACTATTACAAAACAAAGAAAAGAAAACCAAAGATATCAATCCAAGAAAGAATACAAAACAAAGCAGATGAGTATGCTGGAGAGATTGAATATCATTTAGATTGTTATCTTGATGACCCTAAGAATAAGTTTGATGTGTTTAAGTTCTTAACAGATGAAAAAGTATCTGGGCCAGTTGCAGTAAAAGTTGGAGATAACTTCTTCAATCTTGAAAGAGAATTAGAAGAAACTCTAGAAGGTAAATGTGACCAACTCAAAGAAGCATATTCATTCTTATCAAAGAAAGGATTAAAAGAGTATTACAACTATGTTGTTAGTATTAGAACTACTTGTGATAAGTATGCAGATGGTCAAAAGAAACTAAGAAAGAGAAGAAGGAAAAAAGTTTACACTGCAACTGAACAAACAAAAAACATAAACTACAAGATAACAGACACAGAGTATCACATTACATCACTTAACCCAGAGAATATCGTGGGTGCAATGCAGCTCTGGACATTCAATACCAAGACCAAAGAAATCACAAAGTTTGTTGCAGAAGATAGAATGGGTCTTGGAGTAAAGGGAACAACAATTCAAAAGTTTAATAATCTCTCTTCTATGAAGAAAATAGGAAATAAGACAGAATATTTCCTTGACAGAATCCAAGAAGGTGGTAAAATAGTATTAAGTAAAGTATTAGATGAAATAAACACAAAGTCATCTAAACCTACAGGAAGAATTAACGAACACACTATATTATTGAGAACTGAATGATTATCGTAGACCTAACACAGGTTCTAATTGCATCACTGATGGCATCCACGAGAGGTGGAACAGAACCTATTAATGAAGACCTAGTAAGACACATTGCACTTAAGAACATTGCAATGTATCGTAAGAGATACCACAAGACTTATGGGGAAATTGTCCTTGCAGATGATTCTGGTAAAGTCTGGAGAAGGGATGTCTTTCCACAATACAAAGCAAATCGAAAGAAAACTAGAGATAAAGATAAGGCTGATGGAAAAGACTGGGGTCTAATATTTGATTGTATTACTATTATCAGACAAGAATTAAAGTCAAACTTTCCTTATAAATATATCTGTATTCCAAAATGTGAAGCAGATGACATTGTTGGAACACTTTGTGAAAAGTATGGTGACACTGAAAAGATTATGATTATTAGTAGTGATAAAGACTTTCAACAATTACAGAGATATAGTAAAGTAAATCAGTATTCACCTATCACAAAAAAACATATTAAACTAACACAGGAACAAGCAAAAGAGTATCTTGTTGACCATATTATAAGTGGTGATACTGGTGATGGTGTTCCTAATGTTCTATCTCAAGATGATGTATTTACATCTGGGTTAAGACAAAGACCTCTTTCTAAAAAGAAAAGAGAGATTATCAAAGACCCATTAGTAATGAATGATAATGAGGTGGATAGAAACTTAGAAAGGAATAGGAGTCTTATAGACTTGACCTATATACCTAGTGAGTATAAAGAAAAAATCCTACATGAGTTCGATACTGTAGAAGTTGCATCTAGAAGTGGATTGTTAACTTACTTTATCAACAATAGATTAATGGATTTAGAAGAAAGTATTGGAGACTTTTAATTATGGCAAAACGAGGAAGAGGAAGACCTAAAGGGTCACTCAATAAAAAAACTCTAGAGAAGTTAGACCAAAGTTCTAATGGAATAAAAGAGGAAGACATTTCTCTAGGTGAAACACAAAAGACAGTTCTTAAAGGGCCTGACATGGAAGAGGCACATGACATCATAGATGAAGTGATAAAGAAAGAATCTAAACCTAAAAGAACAGTTAAAGACCTTCCTAGAAATCCAAGTGTTGTAGAGATACTAGGATTAGTAGAAGAGACAAGTGGTAAACAAGCAAAGGTTGATATACTAAAACAGTTTATTGAAAGACAAGATGTTAAGTATGCACTTAAAGCTGCATTTGACAGTAGAGTTCAGTTTACTTTACCAGATGGATTACCAGATGGTTTTGTAGTTGGTGATGCAGATACACCAGAAGGTGCAATGGATATGGCACCAGAAAGATTCATTCGTGTTTACAAAAGGATGCAATATTGGGTTAAAGGTGGTAGTGCAAACAGTACTAGTAAAGCTGCAAAACAAGAAGAAATATATCTTAACACTTTAAGGTCACTTGAGAAATCTGAAGCAGAGTTCTTGGTGGCAATTAAAGACAAGACTATGCCTTTTAAATCAGTCACAAAAGAAATTTGTGAATTGGCAGGTTTTGACCTCAGTCCTAAGTAAGTATTGATATAAATACTACTATGGAAAAAGCAATCAACAAACTAGGACTTACTGATTCTGAGAGAGCAATAAACTACACTGATAATGGTGCAGTTAAGATTGCAGAAGTCAGACATTATGACCCAGTGATGGGATTGTTGAAAATTGTTGACCCTATGGATGGTCTTACACATGAGATGATTTATAACTCAACAACAAAGAATTGGTTCGTGCCAGGCACAAGTATTACTTGTTCCTTTAATGCAGAAGAACCAGTTGTAAAACAGGTTGATGGATGGAGTGGTTCTGTTCCAACAACAGTAAAAAGATTCCCATCTAATCCTTTGGACTAGATGTACAATATTATTATGGAGATATTATGGAAAATGTAGAATCAGTTGATTTGATGCAAACTCAAATTTTGGGTTTGAAAGAGTTAGCGCAAATGGTTGCAGTGATTGATACAGCTGCAAGTAGAGGAACTTTTAAAGCAGAGGAGTTCTCAACTATCGGAAGATTAAGAGAAATCATTATTGCAGAAAGTCAAACTCAAGCACAACTCAGACAACAGGCTGCACAACAACCAGTTCAAGAAGAAATGAATCTTGATGGTGGTAAAACAGAAGGTAATGAAACCTCTGAACCAGTTGTTGATGCAAGAGAAAAACTTAAGAGAAGTAAAGGTAAGAAGTAATGTCAAATTTTGATTTTGGTTTCACTGCTGTAGACCAAGATGAACTAACAACCAAGACAGGGGAAAGTGCAGCACTCAATGAGAAGATTGCAGATGACCTCAAAAAGGTTGCAGAGTCATCTAAGAGTGCAGTTAATTCTAAACAGATAGAAGAACTCGATAGTAAAGTCGATGTTCTTACTAAACTGGTTTCTAAATCATTAGATGAATTAGAAGATGCAAAAACCAATATTGGTAGTTCTACTGATATTGCAGTGTCAAAACTAAAATCAAATCTTGCAGAAGCAGAAGAACTTATCCTTCCCTTACTTCACAAACTCATGGAAAATGAGGACAAAGAATATATCTATTGGCCTAATAGAAAAGCAATTATTACTCAACAAATTGACAGAGTTAAAAAAGTCACTAGAGGATAATCATGGCAAATGATGCACAATCACAAACTATTCCATCTTGGGTAGATGACAACTCTTATGAAGTTCAAACTAAAGTAACTTACACAATTAATAGTGGTCATCCATCACCATTATCTGCAACACAATTCAAAACATTCTGGAAAGGATTATATGATAATGTTGTAGTTAGAAGTGGTAAGATACAAGACAACACTCATATGAATGGTAAGTACTTGGTTGATAATCAACGAGGTCATAATGGTGAAGGAAGTTTTCCAGCAAACCTAAACATTACAGGTGAAACAAATGTCGATGGTAATCAGATGGTAGTTTATCCAGTTATCACTGGTGGTGAATCAGATGATACAGTTACAATAGATTGGGATGGTGTTTGTTGGATAGGTAATTCTGGATTAGATGTTTACTCTCATCCTTTTGTATTTAAAAATGGAAGTTCAGTAGTTTCATCTACAGGTAATTTTGATACTGTAGAAAAAATTACTTCATGGAGATATGCATCTGATTATAGAAAGTCAATCTGTAATGAAGTAAATCCATCTTCAACAACTTTTGATATTGTTCTTGAATCTGGAAAAAGTAGAACTGATGGAACTGAAACTGATAACGAACAATATGGTTCTGGAGATGGGAATGAAGTATCTCAAGATGTAACTAAAGTATCTCCTACAGAAGTTGACACTTTCCTACCAGTATTTGGTAGAGGAGAAACATATTCCATCACAGTAGCAGGTGCAAATGATTATGTAGTTTCTGGTGCTGGAATGAAATACAAAATGGAATTTGTAAAAGGTTCATCAAATGCAGATGTAGTATCATCTGAAAAATGGTTAATAGCAAATGGTCTAGGAAGAGTTTCCAAAACAGGAGTAGATGTTACACATACACCTAAAGTGGTTGGAAGTATGAGACTCTTTAAAGACTGTTATAATTTTACAGGTGGTTCTAGAGTTGCAACGACTCTACAAGACATCAATAGTGGTGCATTCGGACTACCAACAGGACATCCAAACATAGAGTCCAATTCATGGAAACAAGGTCAGATAGATTACTCAGTAGAACTTAATGGTTATGCTGGTAGTCAAATCGTAGCAAATAGTAAACAACTTAAGTTGCAAGGCTAATGTCAGACAAAGAACACATTTTAAAACTCCAAACTGGAGATATTGCACTTATCGTGAACAATGATAAAGGGTGGTATCAGAAGATGGCCATAGCATTTGCAGATGACCATGATAATCCAGTTCAAATAGAACAAGAATGGATATCATTATATAAAGCAGTTACACATCTATCGATGATATGTGATACCTATTTAAGAAGTCGACAGAATCTTATGCAAGAATCTGGAGAAGACATTATATCAGAACAAGAATGGAATGCAGATATGTTAGACCCTTATGTCTTAAAAGACTATCTAACAGACTTAGGGTATTCTACTCCACCAGAACTTCAAAAAGAAGTCGATGAATTTGAAAACCAAAAAGAAGAAGAGAAAAAAGAAATGGGAAATGTAATACAATTTCCTAATAAAAAACTTGATTCATAAGTACACTTTTTGGTATAATGTGTGCAATAACTAGTATAATAGCTAAGGATATATAATGAATATACATGGTAAAAAACCAAGTCCTTATGATATGACTCCACAAGAGATATTCTATGCAGAGTTAGGTCGTGAGATTTCAGATTATGCAGATAATCATAAAACAAAGTCACTACGATTCAGTAGAAAATTATTCGAAAAAGATAGAAAGGGTTGTCCAGAGGATGATGTATGGAATCATATGTTATCTGCATGTGATAAACTTACTCGGATTGGTACTCTATGGGGGCCACAAGATATATCTTGTTTGAATGAAAAAGAAAAAGTAATTGTCATGGCACAACTGAGGAAGAGAGAAAATGCAAGAAAGAGACAAGAACGAAACAACAATCAAAGTACTTGAGGATAATGTTAAAGACTTACAAATGCAACTTGCATGGGCATATAAAAAGATTGCAGAGTTGCAAAACAGTCAACATGATAATCCAGTAATAACAAAATGGTCAGAGGTAAAAAAGAATATTGACAAATCACAAAGATAGAGTATAATTATAGTATGAGAAAATTTATAAAATGGGTTTACAACTGTTGGCAAGTTGTTATGGATAGTAGATTTAGTCCACTGAGGTTTATTGCAGACCCAAGTATAGCCATGTATTTTACTTTAGTATTGTTTACTATGTGGTCAGTATACTTTGGATTTGTTGCAGTTTATTACATGGGTTGGTTAGGATATAGTATTCCTACAAGTATCATAGTTCATCTTGCAGTGTTGATTCCATTGTTTATGACTCATGCAATCTTTTTGGATGCAGAGAGAGATGGTTCAAAATGGTTAAAAGATATTAAAAAAGAAATGGAAGGTGATAAGTGAATATATTTTATTTAGATAAAGACCCAAAGACATGTGCAAGAATGCATTGTGATAAACATGTGGTCAAAATGATTATTGAATACGCACAGTTGATGTCAACTGCACATCGTGTTCTTGATGGTGACCCTTATGTATCTCAAACTCTTGGTGGTCGTAGAATCCAACGATGGAAACATCCACTAGAGACTCATGAGAAACTACTATACAAAGCATCACATGTAAATCATCCAAGTGGTAAGTGGGTAAGAGAAAGTCAAAACCATTACAACTGGTTATACAAAATGTGGGAACAATTGTGTTATGAATATACACATCGTTATGGTAGAGTTCATCTAACAGATTTAAAACTTCGTGGGATACTTGCAACCCCACCAATGCAAATACCAGTAGAACCTTTTGTTGACCCTTATCTTGCAATGCCAGATGATGTCAAACAAGAAGATGTAGTTAGTGCATATCAAGACTACTATATAAAGTACAAGAAAGATTTTGCAAAGTGGACTAATCAAGAAACACCACAATTCATGGTGGAGGCATAGTGGATACATTTATTTGGGTATATAATTTACCAGTAGAGGTAATGATATTCCTATTTAATTTTGGATTTTGGTTTGGATTCTTATATGGTACATATAAATTCTTTGAAAGATTATGGGATGGTAGATAATGAGAGCAAGAGTAAAGTTTAGTCATACTGGTGGTCT